TTCGCGGAGACACTGCGGGTCGAGTGCGTTGCGGACGATCGTGTGCAGGCTGTTATTGATAGCCAGCTCAAAGCTAGAGAACTCGTACGTCGTTCCGCCGATCGTCATGACCGCATCGGCCAAGATGAGCGGCGTATCAATGGCGTCATCGCTGAGAACCAGCGGCACGCCGGACGAAACTTCGGTGGGGAAGGTTAAGCCGCTTCCGGTGAAAGTCTTTGCGGTAATGTCAACGCTGCCCTTAAGCACGCCACTAGCGCTGCCGCTAATCGTCAGTGCGCCGACCTTGCAATCCTCCCACTTACCGATGCCGCTGACCTTGTCCATCATCAAGGCGAAGACGGGGATTGTTTCCTCTGGCGTCAGGACATTGGCGGTCTCGTCACCTAGCGCATACTCCCCCCATCGCTTTAGCTGAGAAATAGACAAGTCAAACGGAATGGCGCCGACGTGCTGACGTGGGCCCTTGCGCGTGTTGTGGACGGAGCGAGCGCGAGTGCCGCGGATGCCTTCGCCCTCGACGATCGTGCCGGTCGAGTTCAACGTCTCGCCGGGATTGATCTCAACTAGCTCCGCGCCGCTAGTGAAATCAACGGTGCCCGATCCCGCCTTGAAGGCGAGCTTCGCTAGGTTGTTATCAACGCCACAAGCCATGATTAGGCCCCCGCCTTTAAGTGTTCGATTGCTAGGTCCGCGCCGAGTTCGGTCATCTCGTCAACGGCTTCCTCGGTAAGACCAACGTGAGGCCGCGCCGGCGCTCGCTTCGATCCCGTCTGGTTGATCTGCGAATACTCGACCGACGTGCCGCGCGAGAAGCCGCAGCCCGAAGGCTCGGCGACGATCTCGACCACCGCGTCAGGATGGGTCGATTGCGTGAGCGACACGCCCAGCCGGCCCGTGTCGCGGAGAACCTTGCCGTGGCCCTTTCGCTTGATCGTGGCGGGTGCGTTTGGCGCCCATCCTCCGCCGTTCGGAGCCTTCGATTGCTCGAAGCCTTGCCGCATCGACTCTTCAGCGATGCCGACCGAGTCCTCGGCCCAGGTCCGCCCGCTGTCGCTGGACGTGAGACCCTCGAAGTCCGCGGCGATCTCCGCGAACATGGCCTCAAGCTCTTCCTGCGTGTCGATGACAAAGACGCTAGGCACGGTACGACGCCTCCCGCACCACGACGTTCACCAGCAGGTAAACGGCGTCGAGCTGCTTGAGGAAGGCCGGCGCGAACTTCGGGTCGTTATCGACCACCGCCGAGCTAATGACACAGCCATGCGGCAGATTGAGGCCGGGCCGCGTGCCGTTGAAAAGGCGGGCCGCTTGCTCTAGCCACTCTTCCGACTGGCGAGCGTAAGGCGAGGATGCGTCGAGCTGCTTTTGATCGCTACGGACGATGACGACATAGAACGCGAAACGGTTATCGACCATTCCGCACGGGGCCTGCGCGTTGACGTTGAAAGCGCCGCGGGCCTTGGAGACCATGCCCACCGGAAGCTTCAGCCCCCGCAGGTCGCCGCTAGAGCGATGGTGGAACTGGATCGGGCCGCCCAGAGCGAGCGAGTTGAGTAGATCGACCGCGCCTCCACGCACCGACCACCCCGTCGCGTCACCGACTTCCGCGCCTCCGGTCGTCAGTTCAGGCGTCAGGGTTGCCATCTTCTCTCAAAGGTTCAACGGTCAGCGTCCAGCTTCCAAAGCGGGATTTCTGGGCGGCTCGAATCACGAACCGGCCCGACGTTTCAAGTAGCAGCACGCCGTCGATGGCGAGGTCCAAGGTTGGTTCGTCCGGCGTCCAAGCCACCGCCCCCCGCACCGTGTCGCTGTAGCTGAGCAGCGAGCCTTGGCCCGCTATCGTGTTGATCGCGTCGTCGAGCTTGACCTTGACCGCTACGCCTTGCCGCTCTGGGTCGATGCCGCGCGGGCTCTCGTACTCGGCGGACTCGACGAAGTCGTGAAGCTTCCAGTCGCCGACGTAGGCCGTGCCGTAATCCATGACTTAGCAGTCGTAGCTAACGGTCACGCCCGCGGCGCCGGTGACGCGGATGATCTCCTGGTTCAGCTTGTCGATCTCGGCGTCCATCTGGGACAAGAGCCCCATGTGATCTACCGTGTTGCTGCCGCTGGTGTTCGGCTTGCCGCCAGGAACGCCCGCCGATTCGCCGCCCGCCAGCGCCGCCAGGGCGTTCGCCTTGACCAGCAATGCGTTGTCGCGGGCGACGATGAGCTGCTCGAGCGTCACTTCGCGGCGGCTTCCTTCGCCGCCGCTTGCTTAGCGGCGACCTCGGGCTTGACGGCCCGCAGCTTGATCTCGCGCGGGTGGAACTTGAGGCGGTCGTAGACCACCCGCTTGGCCTCGCTCTCGTCGATGCAGTCGTCCACGCGGATCGGAGCGTTCACGCCCGCCGCGTCCTGCACGATGAACGACTTAAGCGTCACCGGGCGGGGCTGCTTGTCCGGCTTCGACGCCGGGTACAGCTCCGCGAGCTTTTCGTTCTGGTGCTTGACGCGGGCGACCGTGGACTTGAACGTCTGGATGCCGTCGATCACCTCGCCGGCAGACGAGCCGCGGGCGTTGCTGATCGTCTGGAGCTGGGCGAGCTTTTTGCGAACATCGGCCAACTGACCCTCTAGGTCAATCTCCGACTTCTCGCGGCTCGCCAGCTCGGCCTTCGCCGCTTCGAGCTGGGCTTGCAGTTCGGCCTGTGTCAGCGGCTTCGCTTCGGCGGGCTTCTGCTCTTCGGTTTTGCTGTTATCGGCCATGATCGCCGCTAGTTCCGTGGGTTGGGTGATGGGTCCGCGTCGCTCAGTCGCCGGCCGTTATCAGCCGGTGCACTTGATGACGAACCAGGGGGCCACGACGGCCATCGCGCTCTTGCGCCGCACCTTGATGCGGGTGATGATGTCGCGCTCGAAGCGGGCCGTGCTGCTGTTCTGGTCTTCGACGAACACCTGCGTCGGCCAAATCACCCGACGCTGGAAAGCCCGCTTGAAGTCGCCGGCGAACCAGGTCGAATCGCTCGACGTGGTTTCCTTGACGTACTGGTTGGTCAGCAGGTCGTAATCGTTGAAGAACTCGCCGCCGAGCGGGTTGCCGAAGATCTTCATCGGCGTGGTCGCGTCGATCGAGCCCTGGCGGTACTCGGTCGTGTTCTTCAGGTGCATTGCGTACGGCTTGAGGGCCTTCGGGTACACGAGCTGCATCGAGCCGTTGATGCTGACCGGCTCGCCGGTGGCCGGATCGACCACCGCATCGAAGGCCGCCTCGACGACCGCGATGTCGGTGTAGTCCACCAAGGCGTTCGAGGCGATCAGGTTGTCCAGCGTAAAGCCGGTGTGGCTGTCCGCGTAGGTCGCCTGCGGCGCGCCTTCGTTCCAGATGAAGCTGGTCGTGATGCCGAGCACCGTGGCGAGCGTGTCCCGCTCCTCGTTGATGCCCATCACCTCGCCGCCGCGGCTCATCTGCTCCATCAGCAGGCCCGTCTTCTCTTCGGCGATGACCTCTTCGGTCACCTCGATCATGAAGCCGGTCTTGACCTTCTTCGGCGCCGTGATCGTGTGGGCGCTGGTCGTGATCTTCGGGTAGTCCTCGCCCTCGCCGACCTCTTGGGCCTGGTCGGTCAGCATCGCCACGCCGGGGATCTGCTCTTGGCCCTGCGTCTCGGCCGGAACCTCGGTGCAGAGCTGGTTGCCGATCAGGGCCGGCAGCTCAAGCTGACGTTGGACCGTGCCGTAGTTGATCTGGCCGATGATCTGGCTGAAGTCGCCGGTGTTGATCGCCTCGCCGGCCTCCATCATCACGCCGCCACGGCGGCTGCCGCGACGGTTGCGGTCCATTTCGGACAACAGCCGCTCGCCCTCGGGAACAAGGTTCTCGAACAGCGTGCGGACGCTCCAGTCGGTCGGCTTGATCTCGCCCTTGCGGAAGAGCTCGCCGATGGCGTCGAAAGCCTGCGACTCGCGCCGGACCGCTTTCTGCTTGCGGTGCGATTCGAGCATCTTCTTGAACTCGCGGCACTCGCGCTGCGTGGTAATCATGGCCTTCGGTTTCCTCGTAAGGGCCCGTCTGCGGGCTGCTGTGGAGTGGTCGGGGGGACGGGCTGAGGGCTAGCGAGCCTGGAAGCAGCTCACGTAATCGACGTTCAGCGCCTCGCTGTTGGCGCCGCCGTTCTTGAGGCCGAAGCCGACAGCCAGCTCGGTCATCGAAGCGAGTAGTACGCGGTGCTTCACGTCCGGCTCGCGGGCCGTCGCGCCGTACTCGCGGCACTGCACCAGGGCGTTCCCGCCAGCCTGGTCGATCCAGTAGCTGACCTCGGCGTAGCCGTCGTGGCCCGGCTGAATCAGGATGCGGAGCGTCTGGTAGCCCGCTTGGCCGGCGGTGTAGTTCAGCTCGGTGTCGGTGTACGCCGTGCCGTTGGAAGTGCGGACACGCCAGCGGGTGCCGCCGTCGATCTTGTAGAAGCAGGCGCCGTCGAAGGTCGCCTTCGGGCCAACGCCGTCATCGACGAGCTGATTAGCGCCCCAGGCGTCCATCAAGCCGAAGATGATGTTGGCGTCGTCGGTCGCGGCTTCGGTGAATTGCAGCCGGCCCGTCAGCTCGATCGGCTTGCCGGCCTGAATCTTGAAGTTTTCGAGGCCGGCGGTGTACGCCTCCTCGTTGTTGGTCGTCGTCACGGTGCACTGCACCACGCCGCCGACACCATCCGCGTCGATCGCCACGTCACCGGCGGCGTCGCCTTCCACGTCGGTCCAGAGGGCCGAGTTGAGGCCGAAGAAGTCATCGACGAAGCCGAACGTGAGCGGCAGCGTCTTTGCTTCGTCCGGCAGGCTAAGGGCAGTACGGGCCATCGTTCGGTTCTCCGGGTCGCCGCTGGGGCGTGAGGGTGGCTTGTTGGGGGATCGTGCGGGGGACTAGCGGCCGGCGGCTTCGAGCAGTCGCTTCTCGTAAGCAGCCGCGTCGTCGTCGCTCACGTCGTCGAGGTCGTCGCCGTAGCGGATCGCGCCGGGCGAGCTCTCGGTGAACAGGCTGCCGGTGGCGGCGGCGCTGGCGAGCTTCGGCCAGCTCTCGACGAGGGCCTTGCGGTCGGCCTCGCTGGCAGACGCCAGGGTGCGGACGCGGATCTCGGTGGCTTCGCGGCCCGACTCCAAGAGCAGCGTCTTGGCTTCCATCCGGGCGAGCTTCGCCATCGCGTCGGCGAGCTTCTTCGACTCTTCGGTCGGCGCCGGCGTCTCGCCTTCGCCTTCGCTCGGGGCGGGCTTGGCGGGCTCGTCTTCGGTGAGTTGCAGCAGCTTGCCGATCTTCGACTTCTTCGCCGCCAGGTCGAGCGACTTGTCGTTGACGACGGCCATGATGAGCATGCCCATTGCGGCAGAGGCGTCATCCTCGGGCGTCGATTCGGCGGGCGTCTCGACCTGCATTTCGGCCATGCCTTCGTCCATCTCCATCAGGAGCTTGGCGCCGAGCGAGTCCTTCGGTTGAAGGCCGCGGATCTCGGCGAGCGAACGCTTGCGGGTCTTGGGCTTGGCTTCGGTCGCCATGTTTGATTCCTTGCTCTCGAATAAACCGGCGTTGGTCGCCGGGTCGGTTACGATGTCGCCGCTCAGCACTTCCACGATCTCGCTGACGACTTCAACGCCGTCCGCGTAGTCGCTCTCGCAAACCGCGACGTGGCTGATGCCGAAGTCGCTGGCGAAGTTGGGGTCTTCCGCGTCGGAAAGAAGCGACTCGAAGTGAGCCGAGCCGCGACGCAGGGCCAGGTCGCCGTAAAGGCCGAAGTCGCCGTGGACGGTTTCGCCGCGGACGTTCTGGTACTTACCGGCCCAATCCTCGTAGCGACGCTCGATCGTTTCGGCGCCCTTGGCCGGGTGGTTGATGTACGCCTTGCGGCCTTCGTACTTGGAGACCGCGGCGAGTAGCACGGGCTTGGGATACCGGCGGCCGTTGCGGCTCTCGGTGCCGATGATCTTCACGCCGCGGATGATTCCCGCCTCGCGATCGACGCGTAGAGGCTGCGTCGCCTGCGTGATTTCGGACAGCGTTTTTGCGGTCGCGGTTGCCATGCCCCAACAGTAGGCAACTCCGCGGCGAAATTAGTCGCGCTGATTACTATGCGCGGTATCAGTTTTCGGAGGCCCCACCATCGCCCACCGCCGGCCGCACTCCGGGTCTCGGCAGAGGCAGTAGCGCACGACGTTCATCGTCTTGTAGACGATCGTGTCATCGCCGCCGCACTGCGGGCAGATGCTCGCGCGGACTTGCTGCGGTCGTCGCTTGCGGGTGGGCTTCCGTTCCAAGACTGGCATCCTTTTGGCCCCTAGTTGTCCGACCAATCCATCAAGACGTACTTGCGACGACAGCGGCAATGAGGATGAGCGCCACCGTAGTTCATGACGAAGCCGATCGCGTCGCTGCTGCCAGAGCCTTCGAGAATCGCTCCCCATTCGTCGCTCGTCTTTCCGTCGAGCGACTTACATACCGAGCACGCTTTGCTGTCCTCGATAACCCAAATGACGACGACGCGGGCTCCGACTTGCCGCCCAATATCTTCCGCCGCGGACTCTCCCGAAGCGTTCACGGCGCGGGCGGTGTTGTCGATGATTGGCGCGGCAGCCGCTTCCTCGCCGATCGCTGCGTCGATCTCGTCGCGCACGGCCTTGGCGGCTTCGCGCGGCGGGAGTTGGTTCAGCTCCTGCGCCTTCGCGTCAATGTTCCGCTCTAGCCGGTTGCGCATCCCATCGACGTAATCGTCGGCGACCATCCGCGCGGCCTGCCCAGCGACGGGAGCGGCGGCGGCTTGCAGCTCTTCCGGGGCCGGCGCCGCGACGCGATTCTCGGCCGGTAGCTGCCGCGTGATCCTCCGATATTCCGCGCCGTAGGTTCCGGCCAAGAGCAACAGCAGCACCGCGGCGGCTTGCGTATCGACTTCCTGCTTCATCGACTCCCATACTTCCGCCGGGATCGCTGCGATCGAGCCGTAGCGTTCCACGGCGTCGAGCACGCGCCGGCGATGCGTCGGGCCGAGCTTGGCGACGATCGCCGATAGCTCGGCTTCGGTGGACGCGCGGAGTTGTTCGATGGCGTCAGCCATTCTTGATTGCGTCCCGATACACCTGGTTTGCCGCATCCTGATCGTGATCGAACTCGACGCGGTAGACGCCGACGGCCGAGACGAATGCGATCGCCAGTTCCGTGACGAACCTGCGGAACGAAAACCAACCGCCAGGCTTGATGCGGACGAACCGCACGGTCACGCAGCCACGCAACTTGTCCTCGCGTACGCCGTAGGTCTTTCCTGTGCTAGCCATTCGCTCCCTCCATCACCGAGAACCCCAGCAACCGCCCGCGCGACTCCGTCGTCGCCCCCGGCTGCGTCGGCTGCACTAAACCTGCCCCGGTCATCCCGTCGTATCGCTCGTCGTGCGCGAAGTCGAGCGACTGCCGGAACTCGCTCCCGGTGATGAGCTTGCGGTCGTACAGCGCCGACGCCTGGGCTAGCGCGGCGGCCTTGTCGGCGCTCGCAACCTCCGGCCCTTCGACCTCGATCCGCAGAGCCTTCCGCATCACGCGCCACGGCACGTTCCACCGCGCGAAGGCGCCCGCGTCGTACGCCACACGCAGCGCCCGCCAGTGGATTTCCTCGAAGCACTTCTCGTCGAGCCGCTGGTCGTTCTCGCGGGCCTTCACGAACGGGCTGGTGGCCTGGACCGTCGATGCGTAGTTCGCGTTGCTCGCGTCGCCAGAGACCATGTATTCGGGCATCACGAACCGCTGTCCGCAGCGGCGCTGAAGGTACTGCGCGACCTCGATGTAGATCGGCTGACGGACGGCGCCGAGCGGACCGGCGATGTATTCGATGTTGGCCGGGATGCGGGGCACTTGGCCGGCTTCGACCTTACGCCGCGTGCTGGCCGGGGCGTTGCCGCGTCCGCTGCGTTCGAGCGTCGTCAGTGCGTTGTTGAGGCTCGCCGCCAGGTCCGGCTGACCGGCGCCGCCGCTCACCTTTTCCAGCCACGGGATGGCCGCCAGGATCGCCGCGCCGACGCTCAGGTTCTCGGTTAGCTTCGCCTCGCGTTCCAGGTCGATCTGAATCGGCAGATAGTCCGCGAGCCCCCGCTTCGCCTCCGCCGGCACGTTGCGCTTGTAGAGCACGCCGCACTTGCCGCCGAGCTCGGTCAGGTGCTGCTGCGGCCACGACGGCAGAAAGTCCCAATCGTTGCCGGCCTCGTCGAAGATGACGTGATAGCCAAGGTGCCGCGTGTGATCGACGCGCCGCTGGCGCTGATCGTAGTCGGTCAGCACGCCAAACGACCACGAACGCCGCCGCGTCGAGCCGATGTAGTTGTCGAGGTTGTGCGAGCTTTTCGGAGCCGTTAGGCACGTCGCATCGAGCCGCCGCCAGTCGCTCTCGCCGCTGCGGTCGCCGGCCGGGTAGATGCCGACGAGCGTCTCGCCTTCCTCGCGGGCGAAGCCGTCGATCTCGCGGTCGAGCCCGCCGACGAAGTCGTTCCGCTCGAGGTTGCGGTCGATCAGCGACTGAGCCGCTGCGACGAAGCCAGTGGGGAGCTCATAGCCGTCCGCCGTTTTCGCCTCGTGCCGCCACTCGCCTTGTAGGCAGTAGACCTCCAGCGCGTGAGCGATGCCGGTGACGATCGACGTGATCGTCGCCAGCCGCCGCGCCGCCGAGCGTAGCCGCCGCAGGTCGTACTCGTCGTCGTAGTAGGGCAGGTAGCGGCCATCCGCACGGTCGCGTAGCTGCGCCCAGCTCGAAACGAAGTAGTTCGGCCCGCCGCTGGTGGTCGCCTTGGCGTTTCCGCCGACAAGGTTCCAGCCGGCCGAGTCCTCCATTGAGTCGATGGCTTCGAACAGCCGCTCGGCGAGTGGGCCTAGGGCCGACTCGGTGATGATCTGCGGGCCGGTGAAGGTGTCGGCTACGAAGTTGGCGAGCATGGCTTTAGTTGGGGCTGATCGTGTATTCGGGGTCGGTTTCGGCCATCGCGCGGGCCCGGATGTTTACGAGCCGCACAGCGCATTCCAGCGCGTCCGGCCCGTCGTCGTGAGCTTCCCGCAGCGGGAAATCCCGCAGTTGCTCCTCGAGCAGCTTGCAGCCCGGCGATTTGCGGAAGCGGAACCGGCGGTCCCGCATGTAAGGGCCGATCCGGTAGATGCGGAGTCGCTTGTTGTCGATCTTGCCCTTGTGGGTGTACGACTCGAGCGGAATCGGCGGCAGCCCGACGTCTTGGGCCGCTTGCTGGATTAACGGACCGTGAGCGAGCCACTGATTCGCGTTTGCCTCCAAGCCGACAATGTGGGGCCGATAGCGGATGTAAAGTTCTATCGTTGCAAGAGCAATCATCGGCGCGCTCAACCGATCGACTACGGCATCAACGAACAGCCGCCCGCCGGAATAGCCAACGAAGACGATTGCGGAGTAGTCGCCATCTTCGGAGCCTTGCGCGGGGTCGATAGCGATCGCCGACATCTCGAACGCGTCGGGCCACGGCGCGTCGTACAGCTCCTCAAAGCACTCTGGCCCCCACTCGGCGCCGATCTTCTGCACGAAGCGGGCCAAGTATTCCTGATCGAACACCACGCGCGGCAGCGACGCGCGGGCGTCTTCGAGCTCGTCGGTCGAGATCAGCGGGTTGTCGGCGGTCGGCGATTGCCAGACCTCAAGACTTCGTTGCCGCGGCGCCGACGCGAACTCTTCGTGCAGCCAGTTACGCCCGTTGGGCGTCGTGCCCATGATCGCCCAGCCGCGCCGGTCGGACAGCGACGGGCGGATGACGTTCCGCCAGACTTCGGGCCGCATGAACGCCGCCTCGTCGAGAATCGCGCCGTCGAGACCGACGCCGCGCATCGTGTCCGGCTGGTCCGCCGAGCGAACCATGATCTGACCGCCGCCGACCAGGAAAAGGTCGCGGTCGCGTTCGCTGACGCCGGTCGTCACTGGTTCCGCGATCGCTTTCACCGCTCTCCAGACCTCGTTGGTTTGCCGGATGATCGGCGCCGTCCAGAGGATCTTGGCCCCCTGTAGCGCGCCCCTGAAGTAGTTGTGCCGCGGCCCGTGTCCCGTCATGGCCGCGACGGTTTCGAGCACCGTCTTACCCCACCGCCGCCCGCAGACCGCTATCTTCACCCGCGCCGGGCTCAACAGGATCGGCGTCTGATGCCTCATCGGTCGCGGCAATCGCAAGACGAGCCTCGGCGGCTTCAGCGGCTGCGGCGGTCCCGTAGTAGTCATCAACGAACTCGACTTCGACCGTAACGGGGCCCGCGGCGACTTCGGACGCTGCGGCTGGTTGGATTCGTGACGACTTCGCGATGTCGTGCGTGAGCTTGTCGGCAGTAATGTTCAGGCGATCGAGCAGCGCCAGCGCTTTGACCGCGTTCAGCCTGTTCCGTTCGCTTTTGGAGCTGGCGAGTATTCGGTAGCACGCTTCGACGGACGCCTTGCGGTACTCGTCGGAAATCTCGTAGCCATTCCGCAGCGACTGAGCGAACCGCTTGACCTCCCGCCCCGCCTCGCGGTGGTCCGGGTTGGCGTCACTCGGCTGCTCCGCATCGTCGCTCACTCTGCCCCCTCCAGTTGGTCGAGCAGCTTGGTGGTCCCGTCGTGGTCTTGGGCGACGGGCTGCAATGCTTCGGCGAACTCTTCAATAAACGCCTCGACCCCCGCTTCTAAATCCACCGTTTGAATCAGTAGATTCGCCCGGCCGCTGGCATCAACGCGGAGCGTAAATGCTGTCGTGTTCCGAGGTAGGTCAAGCAATCGGCAGAACTTGAGAAGTGCCGGCTGTTGTATCGTGTACGTGCGCTGTTGATCCGCCATCACTCTGCCCCCTCCAAAACCGTCACCGTCCCCTGCACCGCATGAGTCCCCTGTGAGTCCCCGTAGGTCACTTCCATCGTCATCGTGTAAGTGCCCGCCGTGGTCGGGTTGAACTTGACTAGCACGCCCTTCGAGGGCCGGTCGCCCGTTCGTTCGGCGTCGCCGGTGATCGCTAGTCCGCTGTCCGGGTCGAAGGTCGGCGCCGCTACCGATGCGATGCCGGTGCCTTGGGCGATGTCACTGCTGAAGTCGAGACACCACGCCGATGCGGAGTCGCCGACTCGCACGACGATCGGGTCGAAGGTGAGGCCGCCGGTGTTGGTGCGGCGTACTTTGCGGGTGCGGTTCGGGGCGGAAGGTCGCTCGGCTAGCGGGGTGTCGGATGGGGTAACACTCTCCACCCCGTCGTTGATCGTCTCCAACTGGTCGTCCAGGTCAGCAGCCGCAAGGCCCAAGGCGGAGCGGATGCCGGAGGCGCTGGTCTGCGTGGCAGCCGTAGTTGCCTGCGTTGCAGCGGTAGTCGCCTGAGTCGCCGCAGTAGCCGCGTTGGTGCGCGCTGTCGTTTGGGTGGCGTCGGCGTTGATCGCCGTCACAGCAGCAGCGGGAATCTCTAGCCGCTCAACCGCCCGCTTGACCGTGGGTTGGATGTCCGCCGCTGCGTCCTCAAGAGCCCGATAGGCTGCCTCGCCAAACACCGGACCGCCGGCTGCGTTGGTGTGCAGGTAGGTTGAGCCAGTCTGCTCGAGGTACAGCGGACCCCACTCCGTGACCGGGCCGTTACGCTCGATCATCGCCTTGCGAACGTCCACAAGCTGAACTCGCATTGGGTCGCCGTACTGCTCAACAGCGTCCGCAATTTGCTCGCTGATCGTCTCAGCAGCGTCGCTCTTGTCAACGCCGTTGCTGATCCATGGGGTCACCGTGTAGCAGAGGACGCCGAACCGCTCGGGGGTGTACTGCTGACCGATGCTGACCCAACGCTCTAGCATTTGCAGATAGAGCGGGGTGATGCCCGACAGGCTAGGTTCGTTGGTGCCTAGATTGACCCGCAGAATGTCGATCGGGTAACCGCTCGCCGCCGCGGCCTCGAACCAAGCGTGAATCTGGTCATCGGTGTAGGCCGTGATGAGGCCGCCCGCCGAGGTGGCGAAGTCCGCTGTCGCAGCCCCGCCAGCGCCAATCACTGGCCCGTAGACGATGCCCAGCGGCTGGTCTTTCGCGACCCAGCCGTAGCCGAGTTGCAGAAACTGCTTGCTGGTCATCGTGACCTGAAGCTGGGCCAGGGCGTCGATCGTGCCGCCCGTGCCGGCCATCGCCGTGAGCGTCGTGTGATTCGACGTGTACCCCGTCACCGTCGTTGGATTGAACGGGGAGGAGCCAACGGCGCCGACGCTAACGTCCCGCCGATTGAGGATTCGCAGGCTCGTGACGTTATGGGAGCCGCCGATGTAGGAGACCCAGGTGTCGATCGCCCC